TCTACAACCGCAAGAAACCGTGGCTCGCTCATCTGCTCGAGTTCGGCCACGCGAAACGCGGCGGCGGGCGCGTCGCAGAACGCCCGCACATCCGTCCGACCGCTGACAAGGAAATCGAGGCGTTCCAGCAGCGGGTGCGCGCGATCATCCGGAACGGAGGGTGATTGATGACTCTGGCGGAACTGTATCAAGCGTTGAAGGCGATCGGGTATCCGGTCGCCTACTCTCATTTTGTCGATACGCCGCAGAACCCGGCGCCGGCGCCGCCATACATCACATACAAAGAAGCGTATAGTTCGGACTTGTATGCGGACAATCAGAACTATGTCGACATCCCGGTCATCCAGATTGAGTTGTACACGGATGAAAAGGATTTGGCGGCGGAAGTGGCGGTTCAGAACAAACTCAAGGAGCTCGGACTGCCGTACTCGAAGACCGAGACGTACCTTGAGGCTGAGGGATTGTTTCAGGTTATCTATGAAATTCAACTGATTGGAGGTTGAGGCCGTGAGTCAAAACAAAGTAACCTTTGGGTTGGAAAAAGTCCATATCGCGTTTTTCGACGATCAGGCTGCCGAGCAACCGGCATGGAAAACACCAGTTGCCATTCCTGGCGCTGTGCGATGGACGCCGACGGCAGTGGGAGAGACGATCACGCACTATGCCGACAATATCGCGTACTTTACCGTGACCGTGAACAACGGGTACACGGGCGAACTGGAGTTGACCAATGTGCCGGATGCCATCTTGGCCGAGATGCTCGGTTGGGAAGTCGATGACAATGGAGCGATCATCGAGATTGCAGACGCGTTGCCGAAGCGCTTCGCACTCATGGGACAAGTGCTGGGCGATAAACGAAATCGACGGTTCGTGTTCTATGATTGTGTCGCTTCACGTCCGGCGAAGGAACGCACGACGAAAAACGAAAGTCTGACGGTGGCCACGGATGTGCTGAGCCTGACGATCACGCCGATTGAGATCAACGGCAAGAAAATCGTCAAAGGTGACATGGAGCTTTCCGACACCAACCAGACGGTGTACGACGGATTCTTCAATGCCGTTTACGTGCCGACGTTCGCTCCGGAGGTGTGATGAATGCGTGAAGTGCAGATCGGCGATAAAACGATTCGGCTCAGGGGTTCTCCCCTGAGCCTGTTGTATTATCATCAGGAATTTGGACGCGACTTACTCGGAGATCTCGTCGGCATGGTCACCAGTATGGCCGGCATGGAAATGTTGAATGGCGGGAAGGTTGACGTCTCTAAAATCAACTTCGCCGCGATCGATTCCGTCGCGATCCTGCGCCTCATTTGGACGCTGGCGCGGACGGCCGCCGGCGCGCCGATTCCGTCGTTCCAGCGATGGCTCGAGAAACACGAGGACATCGACATTTTTGACCCCGATCTTCTGACCGCAGCGATGAAAGAGGCCCAGAAGATCTTTTTTCGTCGAAACAAAACCATGGCACCGGCGGCCAAAGGGTGATGCGCCCAACCGGTGCGATCGGACAGACATCAACATCATCGCATTGGCGCGTCGGATCGGACTCAGTATGACTGAGCTCGACTTGCTGACCATGCAGGACTTTTTTGATCTGGTGTACGCCTACATGGGCGACGATCCAGATGCGCCACGGGAAGCGACGCAGGAAGACATTGACGCATTTTACCGCATGTGAGGGAGGGCGAGTAGATGGCAGAAAGTATCCGTGGGATCAACGTCGTCATTGGTACCGACACAACGGGGCTGTCGAAAGCCCTTAGCGATGTCAATAAACGGTCCCGAGACATACAAAGTGAACTCAAGCAGGTTGAGCGGTTGCTTAAGCTCGACCCATCCAATACAGAACTGCTGGCGCAGAAGCAGAAACTGCTCGCTGACGCGGTCGAGAATGCCCGCGAAAAGCTGAATCGACTGCGACTAGTACAGGAGCAGGTAAATGAGCAATTCCAGCGCGGGGAGATCAGCGAAGGGCAGTACCGCGCATTTGTGCGCGAGACCGAGAAAACACGGCAAGAGCTGGAGAAGCTCGAGAAGCAGCTCAAGGACATGGAGCCGGCCGTCGAGTCGTTTGGCGAGAAGATGCAAAAAGCCGGTGACAAGCTAAAGGTTGCCGGCGAGAAAATGACTGACGCCGGCAAGAAGCTTTCCCTCGGTGTCACCGCGCCGATCGTCGGGCTTGGCACGGTCGCTACGAAGGCGGCTGTTGATTTTGAGTCGGCGTTTGCCGGCGTACGGAAAACGGTCGACGCAACGGAAGAGGAATTCGCCCAGCTTGAACAGGGCATCCGTGAAATGTCAAAACGCATGCCAGCAGCAGCGACAGACATCGCGGCTGTCGCTGAAGCTGCTGGTCAGCTCGGGATCGAGACGCCGAACATACTGAAGTTTACCGAGACGATGATCGGTCTCGGAGAAGCGACGAACCTGACGGCCGAAGAAGGCGCGACGCAGTTTGCTCGGTTTGCGAACATTGTAGGCATGTCGCAAAACGATTTTGACCGTCTTGGATCGTCTGTGGTAGCTCTGGGCAACTCGCTGGCGACAACCGAGGCGGAGATCGTGGCGATGGGACTGCGTCTCGCCGGCCAGGGTGCGCAGATCGGCATGACAGAGGCGCAGATCATGGCTCTCGCCGCCGCCATGTCATCGGTTGGCATTGAGGCGGAAGCCGGCGGTACTGCAATGAGCACGACGCTTAAAAAGATGCAGACGGCTGTATCTCTGGCGGGCGAAGACCTCGAAAAATTTGCCGCGGTTGCTCGGATGTCGGCTGAGGAGTTTGCCGCTGCGTTTAGCGCAGATCCTGCAGTTGCGTTGCAAGCCTTTGTCGATGGATTGGCGGCGTCGAGTGCAGCTGGCGAAAACCTGACGCTTATCCTTAATGACTTGGGCATCAGCGGAATCCGCGAATCCGACACACTCCTGCGCTTGGCCGGGGCAAGCGATGTGTTACGGGACGCCATTGCAACATCTACGGAAGCATGGAAGGAAAACTCCGCCCTCCAAAATGAGGTCGCACAGCGGTATGCGACAACTGAATCAAAACTCGCAATGGCTAAAAACCAGCTTGCCGACCTCGCTATAGAGATCGGTAATATTCTTGTGCCGGTGTTGGTGTCGCTGGTTGAGGCAGTCAAGCCGATCGTTACCTGGTTTGCAAACCTGAGCACAGAAACTCAGACAACGATCGTAGCCATAGCAGGTATAGCTGCAGCGATAGGCCCATTGTTAATGGTGCTTGGCACGTTGACATCCGGGATTGGAAAGCTCTTACCTCTTGTTATTAAAGTGGTGCCCGCGATAGAAGGTGTATCTGTCGCAGTGGGAGCACTAGGAACAGCCATTAAGTTTGCGATGGGACCCATAGGCCTGATCATCGCGGGCATATCTGCTCTTGTGGCGGGTGGTATTGCACTCCACAAACACATGTCCGAAGAAGCCATACCTGCGGTCGAACGGTTTAGCGATGAGGTGTCTAAGGCGACGCAGGAAGCTGTAGGCGCCTTTATGGACTTGAATGACCAAGCAACTGTCGCACTCAATCAACTTGCCTGGAGCGGCCAAGCCGTCACGCAGGAGATGGCCGACAACATCGTTGGCACATTTAACAGCATGGGCGACCAAATCCTTGCGTCGATGGAGACCAAGCACGCAGAAGAACTCGCATCCATGCAGGAGTTTTTCGCAAACGCTCAAGGTCTGACCGAAGAGGAACAGGCGGAGATTCTGGCCAGCGTGCAGCAGGCACAGGAAAATCAGAGACTTGCAGTAGAAGAAGGGCAGGCGCACATCGAGGAGATCCTGCGCCGGGCGTCCGAAGAAAAAAGAGGGTTGACGCAGGAAGAAGCGGCTGAGATCAATCGCATCCAGCAGGAGATGCTCCAGGCTGGTATTGAGATGCTGTCGGAGAATGAGATCGAGCAAAGAATCATCTTGGAACGGATGCTGGAAAATGCAAATGACCTGACAGCTAGGCAAGCGGCTGAGGTAGTACAAAACAGCATAAAACAACGCGACGAAACGATTCGCGCGGCAGAGGAGCAGTATAATGACGTGCTCCGCAATATCATCCGCCAGCGTGATGAGCTTGGTACTATTTCAGCTGAGCAAGCCGACAAGCTCATCGCGGAAGCTCAAAGGCAACGAGATGAGACGATTAAACGAGCCGAGGAAATGCACAAACGTGTTGTAGACGAAGCGAAGAAGCGGGCCAATGAGCATATCAATGCTGTCAACTGGGAGACGGGCGAGGTCCTCAATCGCTGGCAAAAGCTCGGAAATGATATCAGAACTGTTTGGAATAACATCGTTGAATGGACAAAGAACGCATGGAACAGCGTGAAGAACTGGGTTAGCGATCGAGTCAACGGTGTTGTTGATGCTGTTAGAAATGGGATGAATAGGGCCTACGACTGGGTGAAAAACATCTGGAATAAAGTCATAGACTTTTTCAAAAATCTCAACCTTGCCCAAGTTGGTAAAGACATGATGCAGGGTTTAGTTGATGGTATCGGCAGCATGGCAAATAAGGTTTGGGAAAAAGCCAAAAGCATTGCCCAGGGGATAGGAGACAGCATCAAGCAGTTTTTTGGTATCGCATCTCCGTCCAGGTTGATGAGAGAGTACGGCGAAAACATCGGCGAGGGATTGGCGCTTGGTATCCAAGACAGCATTGGGGATGTGAGGAGACAGGTTGCACAGCTCAATGTTGCAGCATCCAATATCCAAGTTGGTGCAGTTACTCCAGGAGCGACAGTTGCAGCGGTACCGACTACAAGCACGATCAACTTTGAAGGGCTGTTTTCTGGCGCTCATATCATCGTCCGAAATGATCATGACATTGAGCTGCTGGCAAGAGAAATCTGGAACATGGCAGAACAAGCAAGGAGGGGTGCTCTGTGAAACCGCAAATTTGGTTAGATGATAAGTCGAATGTCGATCTAGGCTTTATCGTCCGCGGGACTAGCAAGCGCCCCGGCTTGCCTAGTACGGTTGATCGCACACTATCAATAGCAGGAAGACATGGTATATACGACTTCGGCGCAGATCTCAACTCGCGCCTTTTTGTTTATGATTGTGCAGTTATTACTCGCAATTATAAAGAGCTGCAACGCGTAGTACAGGGTATTGCAGCGCATCTTGTCGATCGACACGGCCGGCCTAGGTTGATGCGACTTAAAGTTGCTGAACGTCCCAACCAGTATTTCAACGTTCGGTATTATGGGGCGTTTGATATCCAACGGATCATGGGCACGGGGTTGTTTTCGCTGCCCTTAATAGCTGCTGATCCGTTTGCTTACTCCGAGGTTACCAATGATGAGGTTACTTGGGGATCAGAGATAATCACGTTTGAGGCTGATTATCCAATGGGATATACCGGGGGCGAAGTGATAGACGTAACAGGCAACACTACACACACTGTTACGGTCGGCAGCGGAAGCCTATCTGTGCGCCCCAAAATTATACTTTCCGGCGTAGGAAAAAACGTATCCGTAAGCGCAAATGGTAAGTCGTTTAGGATCAGTGATCTAGCAGGCAAGTTATGGGTGATCGATGGCCAACACATGACGGTTACTGCTGATGGTGACAATGGACTACCAAACTTTGATGGTGATTTTATCGAGTTATACCAGGGAGACAATGAGATGTCGATAACTGGCGTGGGGCTTAGTTGTACAATGCAAGTCATTTTGCAAGAGCAGTATTTGTGAGGTGAAGATGGATGGCAGAAATCAAAAAAATCACATACACTGACAATCTCCGTCAGGGCACAGATAAAATAAACTCCAACTTTGATACAATGGTGGATGAGATTAAAGCTGTAGATGATCGGGTTGATAATATCATCGTTGGAGGCGGACCGGATAAAGACCCGGAGTTGGTAGATATCCGCAATTTGGATCCGAGCTACACACCGCAGCGCGAGATTAACGTAGCTGGAGATGTAACTAGAGATATGCAGGCGCAACTGACATCTAATAAAAATGAACTTGAGGATGTCCGCACTGTTGATCCAAGTTACACACCGCAGCGCGAGATTAACGTAGCTGGAGATGTAACACGGGATATGCAAGCTCAGTTTGCTGCGCATAAGGCGGAAACAACGCAATCCGAATATTTGAAAATTAACATCCCGTCTGATTATCCTACTTTGCAAGAGGCGGTAGATGCTCTCAGTTTAAAAAAGCCCAAGCTTAATGTCGTTATCGATTTGAACATAGAGAGCGGGCATGTGATTAGTCAGGGTCTTGTTGTTATTGGCGGGGACTATTCCCACTTTAGGATAGTCAGCGATGATCCAGTCGTGAAAGCAAATGTAACTGGACACCTCATATATGGAGAATACGCGCAAATGCCTGTATTAGCTTGCTTGATAGACATGGAAAACAAAGGCGAAGATGGATATCACGTGTTCGCCAGCTCGACTGGTAAAATTGAGGCTGGATGCGGGATCATGAATGCCCCTTTAAGGTGCGCTTACGTCAATAGAAGTAGTAGACTGACTGCAGACGGCGCTATATTAACTGGTGCGGGTGATTCGGGGCTTTGGTGTACGAGGGGATCTACGGCATCTATTGATGGTGCTAATTTGTCGGGAGCGGTAAGGGGTGTACAGTCACGACGATCAAGTCTAGTCAACGCTCAATATGCAACGATAAATAATTGCGCACAAGCGATTGTAGCGTCGAGGGCGACGGTAAACGCGGTAAGCGTGACTATTGACGGAACGACAGATACGGCGAGTGCTGCGGTTGTCGCGGAACAAGGAGGGGTTTGTATTGTATCCACCGGGGAAGGCGAAACGTTAATAAAAAACACAGCTGGGATCGCATTGCTAGCGGTATCTGGTGGCCGTATATCCGCAACAAGTATAATAATCGAGGAGCCTGGTTTAGATGCGATACATGCCACGAGCGGCGGTGAGGTAATCGCGAATAGTGCAACGATAATTAACCCAGGACGGGACGGAATTTATGCCGAGGATGGAGGCGCGGTGTTTGCGCGAGGAATAAAGATAACAGGAGCGACGGGGCGGGGCGTAAGCTTAAGAAGAGGAGCTAGGTTTAGCGGATATCTGGCTGAGATCACAGGTTCGCAATTACAAGGTGTGTTGTCCTACGACTCTATCGTTAGCTTACAAGGGGCAAAGATTATAAATTCGGTGGGGCGAGGGGTTGATTTGATGCAAGGTTCAAAATGTGATTTAACAAACTCAACCGTTACGGGTAACGCTATACATGATATACGAGTCTTAGGCGGTAGTATATGCAATGCAAATGGATGCACGACAACCAACGGCGAAGGATCGCCAGGTTTAAGTAATGTCAACGTGTCAGAATTTAACGCCATATCTAGCAATAACGGCATTATATGGACTTAAACAATAGGACGATAAAGCGCAACAGTGGAGAGCTCCAGATCGGGGCTCTCTTTTATTATGCAAATGGAGAGTGATTGTACGATGTCAAATAGGCGGTATGGAATAAGGTCTAATTTGTTGTCTAGGGTTTTCTCGCGCGACAATACAGGAATTAACAACGATTTTGGAGTAGCGGCGAGATGGGGTGGTATCGTGCAGACATACGGAACGCAGCCTACTGGAACTGCTGACAATTATTCCGTAGATAGTGGTGGAATTACGGTTAAACCTTCAGGTGTTATTTTAGGTGATTAACTAAAAATGTTTGATGTATTAAATCAGTAGTAAAAAAGTAACAATACCTATGTTAAAATATGTCTTGAGGAGGTGATTAACTTTTATGATAAAAACATTTCATTCTATAGAAGAACTTTTAACGTTCGCAAAATCAAACAGTGGTCAATTTAAACTTGATATTTTTGATAACAGCATAGATTTCAAATTCCACTCTAATGGGAGTGATAATTTACTTGTTTTTTTTAATGCTGCTCTATCAAGAACAAAAGATACTGTTTTGCCAGTTTTTTCGGGGAATGGGGCAGTAAACAAAGTAAATGCCAATATTCTAATGGTTAGCGACCCTAGCTTAATGCTTTCAGATGATTTGACAGTCGCTTGGTACACAGGCGATCAAAATTTCAATTTACAACAAGTTCTGGGAGAAATTCTAAAAGAATTTTCCGATCAATTCGGAAAAAATCGCACCGTCTTATACGGTGGAAGCGCTGGCGGGTTTGCGTCCATATACTATTCATCGCACATTCCAAACTCTTATGCGGTAGCGGCCAACCCGCAGACAAACATTACAAAATACTACAAAAGGTTTGTTAAGAAGTATTTTGATGTTTGCTTCCCTAGTTACTCGAAAGACGGCAAGGAATTGAGCGATACTCACGTCGAATATGATATGTGCGATCTTTTTTCAAGGTCTGAAAGCAAGTTGGTTTACCTACAGAATATGGATGATGCCTTTCACATTGAAAATCATTTCGCACCATTTTTAGAAAGTCAAGGACACAAATACATTGAGTATGATAAAACAACCGTCGATAATTTGAATGATCGTCTTACCGTCGTTTATGGTCATGGGTGGGGAGAAGGACATCATCCCCCTCCAAAACATCTTGTTTTTGAATTGTTGAATCTGTTGTGTAAGGG